CCACAATGAAATAAATTTAAGAAAAATGAAATACCATTCTTAAATCAGATTTGGCGCGTTTTTTCGGAGCGACCATAGCGACCATATAAACACAGACCTATCCAGACATATCCAGACATATCCAGACATATCCGACCATATAAACACACACCTATCCAGACATATCCGGTTGTAGAAAGTATTATTTAATTATTTAATTTTTTTATTTTTATATTCTTATATATATATCAAATGTCCAAGTTTCAAAATCAACTAAAACAGGGAAAAAAATATGAAAAAATAGCATTAAACTATTTAGAATATGACACTGTAGAGCATAAAGAAGGGTATTTTAAAGAGTATGATTTTGAAATAACCAACAAAACCGAAAAAATCAAAATAGAGGTTAAATCTGACCGTCAAGCAGCAAAAACGGGTAATTTATGTATAGAGTATGAATGTAAAAATAAACCGTCTGGTATTGCTGCTTCAACTGCCGACTTTTGGATGTATTTCATAGTATATCCAAACAGGGATGAATGCTATAAAATCCCATTTACTGATTTAAAAGAGATTGTTAAAGATTGCCGTCGGGTGTGCGGTGGGGATGGATACCATTCTAAAATGTATTTAATAAATAAGGATACCGTTAATAAGTATATTATTAGAATGAATACGAATTAATGTATACATTCATTCAAATTAATTCAATTTGAATACATTATATGATTTACCATTTTTTTTGTGTTTTGATACATTTTACCATATTCTGCACTTTTTTTATTACTTTTAAATAGTAATCTAATAATCCAGTTATTCTCTAAACAAAGCAAAATACGTGCTTTTTCTTTATTTATATTATTATCAACTAAATATTCATAAATACTCACCTCTCCATTTTCATAAAAGTCATTACAAGACATAAGATAAGGGGGGTCTAAATATATTAAATTTTCGCCATTATCTTTAAATTCTTCATATATAGTTTTGCCTTCTTTATTTTCAAATATTATGTTCTCATTTTTATAAAATTTGTAGATTGGAAAATCCTCAATATTGAATGGTTTTATTTGTTTAACCCTTGATAATGGAGGGTATAATTCAGTCCTTATACTATAGTATTTATTTACAAATAGCCACTTATAAATATCACTATCTTTTCCCTTTACTAAAGTTAAATAATAATCTTTCCGCGTTTTATCGTCTTTATATGAGTTAAATTCGTGTATTAGTTCGTTCATTTTTAGATTAATATATTCTATTGATTTATCTCTTATCTCATTAAATATTGATTTTAAATGCTTATTATTATCATTTAAAACATAGTTAAACTTATTCGGATATTTAATACTCATATAATAACTAAAGGCTCCAGACCCTGTAAATGGCTCAATTATAGTTTTGATATTAATGATTGAAACTTTGTTAAAGTCTGCTTTTTTTTCCTCGTTAAGTAAATATTCAAGATTATTAGCCACCTCATTTCGTTTATTGCCAGCATATGAAAATATAAAATGGTTTTTCATTTTTTAAATAAGTATATATATATATATCAAATTATTTCATTCAAATAATGAGCATTCAGATATTATTAGAACCTATCAGTATTGATAATAGGTCATTAGATTTATTCAGCAATTCAATATCAGTAATTGATTTAAACGTTGAAACCAACGCTGGGACTGTTAATTTCAGACCCCCAAATTTAGGCACATTGGGTGATGTTTTGGCAACGGATGGAACCGGTGCTGTTTATTGGACGAGTAATCCAGCGCCTCCTTTAAGTGGTATTGTGTATAATGGTGTTTTACCCGCAATAGTAAATAAATTATTAAAGGTATCAAATCCAACAGGCACAACGGCAGACCAAAGCGATATATTAGAAACTTTAACCGAGGTTGAATTAACCACAAATAAACCGTTTAAAACAGTAAAAACAGTATTCACTGACAATCAAGAATTTGTCACCAAATTGTATGTTGATAGTTTGCCAGTCGTTGATTTAACCACATTAAATGACGCTTCAGGGGTTATAAATTCAATAATATCAAGTAATGTAAGCCCTAACTTTCTATTAAAGGGAATAACAGCAGCAACGGGCATATCTTTAGCGCCAATTGGTAATAATATACAAATAACCAATACCAGCCCCTCAACATTAATAAATGTAAATAATGTTGGCACTAATTCTTTAATATCAAGTAATGCCAACCCAACATTTAATCTAAAAGGATTATCAGCATCAACGGGTATAACTTTAGCACCGGTTGCCAATGATATAGAAATTACTAATAATTTACCAAGCACTTTAATAAATATAACAAGTGTTGGTTCCGGTAATTCTATAATATCAAGTAATGCCAACCCAACATTCACCACTAAATCACTTATAGCAGGCACTAATATATCAATAGCATCAACAACGACTGATTTAACAATTAATGCGACCGCATCAGCCCCAATTTTAGAAGGCTTTCCTTTTAATCCTGTAATAAATGCTACTCAAACATCGGGGACTACAGGCACTAAAAATTATTATTATCAAGTATTAATAACTAATGCTTTAACTATTAATGGATTTAGAGTGTATTTATCCGCTGGCTCTGACCCTATAAGGGTTGGTATATATAGAAATTTTGTGGACGCCAGTCCCATTTCAAATGCTACTTTAGTTGGACAATCGGCTTTAGTTGTCCCGACAATTGGGTTGCCTTACACAAATGGTATAATTTCGGCTCAGCCTTTACAAAATTTAACTTTCGCACAAAATGAGTATATGGTTATTGGGTTTCACTCAGCGGGTATAACTAATGTTTATTTATCATCGGCAACGGGTGTTGGTAATGTTGATATAGCATTTAATGGACCAAATCCATCAGCAGGATATAGTGCCACATTAACATCAGTTAATCAATCTTCAGTTTTGACGAATAGAATTTGTTTTACCTTACACTAATTTAGGATTAGGCAAGAAAACACCCAAACATATCATTAATAGACTGCTATAGTTTCTTTGTGAATTACAATCCTTATCAATTACCAACATTGTGGCTGAAAACAGTATTAGACCGCTTAAAATGAAAATTTGACTAAAATATTTAATAGCCCCTTTATCCATTGTTAAACAACAACTTTTCCAAGTTTCATTCGTATTATTCACGGTATTTACTTCGAATTTTTTACCTGTAAAACATTCATTTTCTTTCATTTCGGGTTCAATAGTTATGCTTTCCATTTTTTTTAACCTTTATTTTGAATGAATATGAAAAAATCTATAGATTATTTCACTATATATAACGAATTATTTTTACAAGGTATTTACAATACTCAAAATAAATGTATTTTTCTAAGAAAGAATGGGGTTTATTAGGATTTGAAAAAAGCCATGTCATTCATAAGAAGTATAATGCAATAATAATTAATCATAATACAAAAAAAATAAAAAAAATACCGTTTGGTGATTTACGTTATCAACAATACAGAGACCAAGTCTATTTAAATTTATATAGTCATTTAAATCATTATGACGAAGATAGAAGGCGATTGTATATATTGCGACACAAAAAGGATATTAAAAATGGATACTGGAGTGCGGGTTTATTTTCAATGTTTTATTTATGGTAATACGAATTAATGTATCCATTCATTCAAATTACATTAGAAAAAGAACAAGTTAAACTGCTAACATATGACGTAAAAGTGGTGGTTCCGGCTGGGCTTGCCATTACGATAGCATACTTAGGCAAAACCCCAAGATTAACGGCATTAACAAATGTTGCTGAATTAAGTTCTGTTGGCGCAACCGGTAATACTGGTAAAAATACAGGGACGTATTGAGTGGAAAATTTAACAGTCATACAACTGGTTATATCAGAGGCGAGGGGAAACCCATTTCTAATAATAAATGAACCTGATATTTCCATATATAGAGGAGTACCAATTGCACTTTGGTCGACATTAGCAATTTCATTGATTGTAATTCCTCCGATTTGTAAATAATAACTTGTGAATGGTTGAGTATTAGTCATTAATCCAACCACTTTATAATCATATTTTATGTCATTCCCATATTGGAGAGTTGAACTGCTGCCTAAAGCAATGGGTGTATTACCACCAGCAATTTCAGTCCCGCCAACGGCAATATTAAATGTAAAACTTTCATTTAACAATTTATAGGGACTGACGGCATACCCAAAACTATCATTAACGCCATTACCAATAATTATTGATTTACCATCCGGTAATGCTGCGGTTGGGAATGTATTGCCATTAATTTCATTGGCATTTATACTATTACAGTAAAGGTCTAAAGATTTATTGTTTATGCTTGCCGGTTCAAGTAATATCTGAATGCTCATCTTTTATTTACGAATGATTTACAAGTAAATAATTCAATTTATTTCGATATATATACCAGTATTTATAATTTGAAAGAATTTAAAATAATACGAATTAATTTGAAAAAATCTATAGATTATTTCGTATTCATTCAAGTTATGAATTTACCCCAGAATACACCATATTAATAGTTGCCGTTTCCCTTCGAAATGGGACAATGGAAGCCGTTGTCAATCGTGCCGAAAAGGACAACTGTTTTTCATATGCTAAATCAAAACCGGTCGCTCTATTATTTTGTATAACAAAACTGGGTTCGGCTGTCACTGCTCTATTATACATAACCTCATAATTTTGTATAACTTCACCTGAGGTAGTGCCTCCGTTATTGAATGCTATACGTGCCTTAAATTTAACGGGGGATAAGGCGAAAATTGAGGGAATAGACACATCAGATAATGCTGTGCCATCTAAAAACAATGTAAAAATTACAAGGTTATTATACCCCGTAGCATCATCACATCTTAACCACATTTCAAATTCATAAAATGCCTGATTGCCTATATCTAAAATACTGGTGCTGCCAACAACCCCAAGAGTAGTGCTATTAAATAATAAATTAGTTGGCACAATACCAACAGCGACGACCGGTGATTGTGTAATATTACTATAATAATAAGGGTGTAAATAAGGAAACACCCCTTCAAAATCACGAGGAATACCTAAAATAGTTTTTTTTCGTGGCTGTGCTTGAATATTGTTTAAATACTCTATATTACCAACCACTAAAGTGCCCGTTGTTGTATTAGTTGCCACGATATTATCGGCAAATATTGTATTAACATCAAAATCATTTACTTCTATTTTATTACAGTAAAGGTCTAAAGATTTATTGTTTATGCTTGCCGGTTCAAGTAATATCTGAATGCTCATCTTTTATTTACGAATGATTTACAAGTAAATAATTCAATTTATTTCGCTATATATAGGTATTTAAAATACTTTACTTAAAATAATTATTTCAATATTAATTATTACGAATGAATACGAAATTATTTACTCCGAATGAATGTATCCATTAATTCAATTTCAGGCAAAATCACTTAAACTAACATTTCCACTTTTGGGTAATTTTTTACTGGTTTTCTTAGTGGGCAAATTGCCCCCATAATCCATTACACCACCCCCGCTGCTGCCATAGCCAAGCATTGCCGCAATTTTTGAGGCTTCTTGTGCTGCGGGCATAGGCAAGAGGGCTAATCCACGAGACGCTAATTTATGCTCTTTTACAAAGTCATGTGCCTTCTTAAAAAACCCCTTAAGTCTTTCAAATTTACCGCCATAAACATCAGTAGAACGAGAATATGAACCCTTAGGGAGTAGTTCAGCATTCAAAACATCATTAGGAGATAGAACCCCGAGCATATGAGAGCAAGAGCCGTCGGTGATATTAAAACTGCCTTCAGATACGACGACAACATACATTGTAGGCTGATATGCCGAAGAACTTGTATTAGTAAAATTACAAGTCAGACCTAACTGATAGTTTCCGATAACACCCGCGCTTTGATTGCTGAGTAGTCCAATGTCAGTGCCAAAATCAAGCGCCAAAACGGAACCTGTAAATTTGGTAAATTGAGAATATGACATACTGGAACCATTCTTAACTGAAATATTGTATAAATCTTGAGTAGTTGCTTGAGATAGAAATTGATTGTTATTCCAAGTAATAGATAGTGGATTAACGGAAGAATTAAGAGACATATAACTATCAGAAGTAAAGGCCGTTTCAGAGGCGTCATCCTTTTTGGCGAAAATGTAAATTCGTTTTGGAATGCTTGTGACTTGAATGCTTTGAAATGGGATTTGAATAGAGGCGCCCGCAGCAACAACTGTATTAGAACGAGTAGGATATGAGATAACGCTGTAATATGATAATTCTAAGTTTCGGGAAATAGGCATAATTGGGTCAGGGGTAAGATAATTGAAGAAGAGGGAAGCAGACTGAACATTCACAGAGGGGTCTCCTAACACAATCTGACCAACAGGCGCGCCTTGCCCCTGTGTAATCGAAAGGATACGGGCTAAATTGCTAAAAGTGCAGGTATAACTCATATTTTGAATACCAGCAAATGACGCGTAAAAGTTAGCCTTATCACCCCAGCAGAAAGGGGATACGAAAATAGGTTCAAAACTGGTTAAAGTGCCCGTTGCTGTAATATTACCGGCAACCTGTGGGTCAATCGTAAATCCAGAATACCCGCCTCTTGTATTCTCAAAACTATTATCACCATACGCGGCTAAAGGATTGCGAACACTTCCCGAACCGTCCGCGTAATCCTGAAATTGGTCAAGCATACTTGGTGCTAACGACATAACGCCAAAACGCTCGAAAAAGTCATTTCTAAAATGTAATAGAGAACGCCAATATTGCTGAATAGGGGCTTGTGTTAGTGTGTCATTATTAATGGTTATCGTTTCGGCGGCCGTTGTGCTTGTAATAGGCATAGCACGGGGCGCGACATATCCAGTATTTAGAAGAGTGCCTCCGGACGTATTAACACCTGAAATACTCCATTGATAAACAATCTTTTTAAATACAATTCTGGCAATCGCAATATCTCTATTAGGTGGATTACAAGTAATTTGAATACTGCTATTACTTACATTCGTTGCTGGGAACTGCTGCCAAGCATTCACCATTGCGCCTTTGGTTGCGATATAGTCCTTACTGGTTTGTATCTCTAACCTTGGGTCTATGACCGCTTTTACTTTTAATGGCGTGATATTTAAACTCATTTTTTTGAATAATTTGAATGATTAAAACTTTTGTTATTGTTTCGTGATTATACAATAGGCAAGATTTTTAAAAAATAAATTAATTAATGAAATTAATGGATACATTCAAGGTATTTACAATACGAATTACATGTAAAATTGAATTAATTTGAAAAAATCTATAGATTATTTCGTATTATTGAATAATTTGCCCCGAACGTTTTACTTGTAAAATTGAAATAATGTATCCATTCTTTCAGATTAATCAAATTGAACCCGCGCGCCCTCCTCAAACAATATTTTAATACTTGCGAATGAGTTAAATGGTATTAAAACGGGGTATATTTCACCAAATATATCTTGCCAAAATATAGAAATATCAGTCTGTTTTATAGGGGTATCTCCTGTCATACCAATCCTTCTATATTCGGCTGTAGGTAAGTAATGGATGAAGCCCTCCAAATTCTGTTTTGTAGAATTATCTATTTCAAAATCAGTTAATAGAGGTAAATAACCACGCCCAACTGCTGATTGCGATGTATTTAGTGTATTACTTTGAGCATTAGAACTTATCGCGTCATTAATTACGTGAAGAGAACCGGATGTAATTAATATTTTAGCAAACTGACTTATATAGCCCGTTGTATCATATTCTTGTATTGATGATAATAAAGGAACACCTGCTGGAGTTGTAAAATTATTATTACCCCTTTCTAATACCGTAATCTGATAATCATAACCACTCGGGTTGTTATATCCAAACCCAACCCCGTCAAAACTGGCTAAAAACAAAAACCCCAACAGGGAGTTAAAACCCAAAAATACTGGGTTTGGGTTAGTTTGTAAAAATTCTAATGGTGTAAAAATGTTAAATAAACGAGAAGTTGGCGTGTATGTTATATAAGGGCTTACATATACACCAACGGGTAATAATGGGACTATATTAGTTTGAAAGCATATATCAAGAGCATTATTAATAAGCGTGCAAAAATGATTTAGTGAAAATAACCCATAATATGCGTAAAAATTAGCATTTTTTATATAATTACTCGGGTATAGACCACTTGGCAATGGAGGCGGTATTAGAGCAGTATTGGCAAAAGCAGACTGTGTTATCCATTCTAATTTTTGAGTATAAACAATATTTAAATACTTTAAGGATACAGAATATTTCATTTTATTAAGGTTGGTTGGATTTAATGGGTCATATTCAACTGATATTATCTGAATTGGTATTTCGGTCGTTGGTATGCTAAACCGGACAACTGATAAATTATATTTTTTAGGCGCGTCGTCAAATAAAGCCTGTTCTCTTGTTTCCGAAAAACTGGCTTCGATTGGAGTTTGCGATGGATTAGTATCAATAAAATTTCTGATGCTAACGTCGTAATAATATCGTTTTTTCTTTTCTGTTGATATTGCCAACTTATTCATTTGTAATATGAAAAAATCTATAGATTATTTCGCTATATATATATAACGAATTATTTTTATAAAATCATTCCGAATTAATTACTGTATTTACAATACATTATTCATTCATCTGAAAAAATCTATAGATTATTTCGTATGGATATAATTGATAAACTTAAAAGCGTGCCGTTTTCTAATACGGATATAGAGGATGCCTGTGATGGAAAAGTTAAAATAATCAGATATGAGGATATATATAAATTTAAAACATTAGATGAATTATTAAGCCCTTATAATGCTGTATGTATATTATACCAAACTAAGCCTAATTATGGGCATTGGTGTTGTTTGTTTCGGGTTGGTAATTTGGTTGAGTTTCACGACCCGTATGGCTATAAAATAGATGAGCAATTGGAATTTATTAATAGTGAATTTAGAAAAAAAAGCAATCAAAATTACCCGTATTTATCTAAATTAATGCTTCAATCCCCATATAAATTAAGTTATAATAATAAAAAATTACAAAAAAGAGCAAATGACGTATCGTCGTGCGGCAGGCATTGCTGCTTAAGATTAATATTAAAAGAAGTGCCTTTAAAAGATTATCAAAATTTTCTACAAACGGGAGGCTCCTTAAATCCTGACGATAAGGCAACATTTTTGACCGCCTTTATTTAACTTGAATGAATACGAAATAATCTATAGATTTTTTCAAATTAATTCGTATTACTTGTAAAAATAATTCGTTAATATATAGGTATTTACAATACTTAATTTGCCAGCAAATCATTCGTAATGCCAACACCAAACAATAAGATGTTATATGATATAGTAAAGATTGAAGCAGATGCAATATATAAAAAGCCGTCTGCCTATAAAAGCGGGTTTATAGTGAAAACCTATAAAAAATTAGGTGGCACTTATAGCAATGACGGAAAACCAAAAAATTTGAAACGTTGGTTTGAAGAAAAATGGCAAGATATAGGAAACCAAGCATACCCTGTTTATAGACCAACCATAAAAATAAGCAGTAAAACACCATTACTGCCTTCTGAAATAAATAAAACAAATTTAAAAAAACAAATAGCCTTAAAACAAAAGATTAAAGGCAATTCTAATTTACCAAAATTTAAATAAGATAAGCGCCCTTCTCATATAATATATATTGTGGGTGATTTTTATGTATTGTAATCCATCTACTTGGTAAATCCATGGCCTTCTGTATTTGCTTTTTATCTAATCCTACATATTTATTTAATAAATATTTGATACCGTGAGAACTGCCACTGCGGCAAAATACGGTTAAACTATTACACTCATTTAATATAATACGGGTATCTTTATAGTTAGTTAATAAATGGCTTGTTATTAAACAACTTATGTCTTCGTGTCGTCCTCTCCTTAGCAAACTATCACGTAATGCCTGTATATACTTAAGTAATGCTGGGTTTTGTATGCTATCTACATCATCAAATACACATATACTATCCTTAAACTTTTCCGGTCTAATAGGGTCTTTATTTAATAGTTCATCATCTAATTTAAACCTAACAATATTTTTCAAACAATCTATTTCATCATCGTGTTCAACATCACTAAATACATATATTTTTTTATCTGGGAATACTTTACGCAATTGCTCTAAATACTTTCTACAATAAAAGGTTTTGCCACATTCTGTTTGCCCCGCAATAAAGCATCGTTCAGTCTTATTAAATCGGGGCAATGGCTGAAGAATACCATCATCGAATAATTTTAGTTCTTTTTTTGACATATCCCTGCATCTATCTTTCACATCTGATACTATATCATACATTGAACCTAAAAACTCATCATCATCCTTATCTAATGAATTTTTTATTTTTATCATATCACTTTTACTAATTTTATTTTTATTTATGCCTGAATAAACGTCCTCAATCATATCCATTGGGTTATTTTTAATTGCTTTACTTGGGTCTTCATCCCTAACATATAATATTTTTTTATCGTGTTTTCCTCCTTTAATTAGCGCAATAGGTGTTCCATCATCAAAACTAAGCATCTTGAATGATTTGCTGGCAAATTATTCAACTATATATATATAAATAAAAAATTCATTATCAGTTTTAAATAATTAAAAACACATATGATTGAATACGAATTAATTTGAAAAAATCTATAGATTATTTCGTATTCATTCAAATTAAAACCCGTATAAATTTCTAATTTGCATAGTCTTGAATAAGTCCATTTTTTGCCTTTCCTCCTTACTACAATAATCACACCCTCCCTTAAACCCATATCCTTTTAATGTATTTTGTCTCGAAATAATTACTTTTTTTAAACCACTCCCATCCCACTCCTCATCATATTCATCATCCTCAACCTGTTTCCGTATCTGGTCTGCTTTATCTTGTATTACTTTATCGATTTGAAATTGATTTAAATCTGGTTTTACATCCGTATTCGCATTGGTCAATGCCTTTACTGGTGTTTTTAGTATTTTACCATCCCTTATTTGGCTTAAAAAATCAGGAATAGCGGTTTTAACATATGTATTTGCTGTCCCCTCTAATGCCTTATTTAGTTCAATTTTGTTTTCTGTATCAGTTGTTGCCTCGCTTACTTTATGAGCATATGGTGTTGTATTTAATCCTAATGTGGATATTGATAAGCGACTTACACTTGAATGATTTGCTGGTAAATTATTCGCTGTATCTTGTTGTGTATGACTTGGTGATATTAATTCTGCTATTGGTCTTTGTAATGTCTGAGGGGCTAATTGAACGCTTGAATATGAATTAGTTGCTATATAATCCCTTACCAATGGTTTTGCTAAAACTGGGGCTTGATATACGCTCTCTTGGGGTGCTTCTTCGTATTTTTCCTCTTTCCTTATATTTTTAGTTATTGTATTTAATGCTTCTTGTATAGGGGTAATTTCACAATATTTTTTCTTATATAGTCCTAAAATAGAATTATGACTTGGTTCGGTTTTGCTACAATATCGGTCTAAATACAAACCCATAATGCTATTTTTATTGTAAGCATTGGTCAATGCCCCGCTTCCTTCTAATTTAGCCCTTCTTTTTGCTAATGCTTCAGATAATGCCACAGCATGTGCCTCACGCCCTAATTCCTCTTTACTACGCATAACTTCAGCGGGGGGTATTGCTTTTTCAAGTTTTGGCGGTCTTTTATAGTTTGTTTCTAATGGCGGGGCTTCTGGGCGCGTATGTAATGGGGTTCTTGTGGGCGGCTCTAATGGCAGTATTGAATTAAATGTTGGGGCTGGTTGTGGTATCAGCGAATTACTGGTTGTTTCGTATTCCGGATTTGAATTATCTGCGTTCGTATTACCACAATAAAAATTAACTGTTTGTTGTTTTCCTTTATTTAACCGTTTTGAAGGGCGGGCACCAACAGGTTTTGTTTTAGGCTTATTTTTACTGCCTTTAGGTCTCCCTTCTCCTATTAGCCTCCGTTTTATTTCAGTATTGCTTAGCATTTGTAATTAATTCGGGTAATTAATTCGGGCAAATTATTCAGTTTGATTTAATTATTTTGAAAAAATCTATAGATTATTTCGGTATATATATAGTGTAAATCAAATTAATTACTCGAAATAAAAAATTACAAATGAATAGTGTTGGAGATGAAGCAGTCCGAAGTGAATTACTAATGCGATTAAAAAATATTTCAACCGGTTCTGGGTTAAGTGGTGGAGAGCATACTCGAACGCACGGAATGAGAAGTTTGACAGGAGTGCGAGGGGGAAAAGGAACTACAAGTGGCGCTTCGAAAAACCCATATATTGAGTTTTTACAACTGAAAAAAAAAGGCACCGTTCCAAAAACTATGACTTATGCCAAGTATAAATCAGTTAAAAAAGCACCTGAAATAATGGCATCAAGAATTAAAATGCCAGCCCCTGCCGATTTATTAAAATGTAAAAAATTAGAAAAAGAAACAGGCATTAAATATATAGGGTGTCGTGCTATTCAGAGTAAAACAATGAAAAGTTGTAAGGGAGCAATACCCGCTACAGTTTTAAACCCAAGAACTAAAAGATTAGTAAAAACAAGCAATCCCATTGGTTTAAGAATATACAAATCTATGCATCCTGACAAATATATCCTCAACCCAAAATCGGGCAGGTATATGTGTATTCATTCAAAAAATACATTAGGAATTATGAGACAGGCAGTCGTTGATAAAAGAGGGGAGACACAAAGTATGATACCTAAAAATTTAGGCGCAGGAGTTGCCGATTTTGGCGGGGATATGTGTTATGAATGAACTTGAATTAATTCGTATTCATTCAAATTTAAAATTAAAACTTTTTAGATATATAGTTGAATAATTTACGTGTAATATCAAATTATTTACTTGTAAATCATTCGTAATGGATAACCAACCAACCGGAACAAAAAAAGAAGAAACTATTATAGTTTGGGTGCCATTATTGAAAACTACAATGGAAATTAAAGAAAAAAATTTTAATTCTGATTGGATGGTTAAAATTGCAACTTTACTTCCTGATTAAGGGATGCGAATTATTTACATGCATCATCATTCAAATTTACAATATATACAAATCACATTCTTGTATTAATCTACTATATGCTGTATATCGTATATTCCTAAATGTTGTTTTAATATTATCATATACCATTTTATTCTTTAATGTCCTACCTTGTAATTTATGAACTGTCATAGCATATGCTAATTCTATATCTGATTTATAAGTTTCTAAATCGTATGTGTTATTTTTACTTTTGATAAGGCCTCCTTCAATTACACCCATCAATCCTTTATAAATACCTTTGTTTAACTTATTTTTAATAAATCTAACACGGCTGCCATTTTTAAAGTCTAATCCATCATTACATAAAATATTAAATTTTTTTACTCTTGAATTAGTAATACACGCTATAATACCACCAGCCTTTACTAAATTTATCGCGTCATTTTCATTTATTGGAGTGCCGAATTTTTCATCTGTATTTGAATTTAACCTAAGAATATTTAGTTTCCTTGAAAATTCAGGGTCGATTGCCTGTCTGAAATTTTGGGTCAATTCAATTATATTATATTCTGTATCATCAATAGGCTCGCCCTCAACCGGTTCTAACTGCCTATCATCCCCAGTAATTATAAATAGATTAGGATTTAAAGTCTCTAAATCTTTACAGTCTTTAGAATTTACCATAGAACATTCATCAACTATTATATTATTGGCATAACTTCGCGTCGTAAGTTTTAATGCTACAGTCTTATAAGTATTGCCATTTTCTACGTATTGTTGGCCTGCCTCGTGCGTTGGCGTCAATAATTCCATATCAATTTGGTCTGATAATTGATTATTAATATAAGTCTTACCGGTTCCAGCAGCCCCTGTAATTTTAATCTTATTGCCTTTATTTTGTAAAATTGAGTTAAAATTTTTAGACATTTTAATTGGGATTTTTGGTTCTTTATAATTAACATCAATTTTCGTAAAATCAATCTTACTTACTTTATCAGTGTGAAAGTGTTCAATTAGTCCGAACGTTTTACTTGTAAAACCTTCAAAAGGCATTGACAAACTAATTTCATCAACCCAAACCGATAAGATACTACCGCCAGCGCTAAGTGTGCTAAATGCTAATTCTTCAATCATTATTTCAGTATAACATTGAATGTAAGAACCGAGATATGGATAATAATGACTATTTGGAGCATCTACAAACTTTTTAGCGAAATATAATATAGTTTCATTATTTTCAGACGATACAGTATGGCTTAGACTTGAAAGCCCAGCGTGCGCTAATAATGGGTCTGTTGTTGTATATGTCGAGCAGGAGGAGGCGGCATTTAGGCGGCCTAATACCTTATGAAACATACCTTTAGGCGCATTTTCAAAGCAAGCCGTATTAAGATTTATTTTATTACGGCTAATTAAACCATATTTAAAGGAGAACTTACGATTTTGTCTGATAAGCATTTTAATGTATGGAAAACTAACCCAGCGCTCGGTTAATGATTTATTGTATAGGTCATCATAAGTAATTAAACCAAAGCCCGCATATTCCAATAAATCATTAGTAAATGCTTGTTCTGTAATACAACTGTCTAAATCAGTGGGCAATCCTTCGTATATGCCCCATTGGTAAAAGTTAGTGTAAGCCTTCTTTAAATCATAGGTATATTTTGTTGTTGGGTTCGTTTGGTTTGCGTATAGTATGCCGTGTTGAGAAATAGTCCTGATTGCCTCAATATTTTTATGAAATTTATTAATTTCAATAAGATTAGGATTATCTGATAAAAACAATTTCATAAAATACGTTATTTCACTGCCGAAAGTAAAGGTGCAATTTTCAACATCATAACTTCTATCTTCAACTTTTAATACTCTATTTTTATATATTACATCATTTGTAATAAATGTTGAACCGAGCATATAATTAACAACTGAATGTTTATTAGAATATACCAAAGTGTCAATATCATCAACAAATACAATAGGCTTATCTTTTTCTTTGGTTAGGATAGCGTGGTTATTATTAACTGAAATATATAAATTCGGCATTTTGCTACAACTGCCGTATTTTTGTTTGCTTAAAGGCGAACTAATAATGATTTTAGAGCCTAATTTTTGAGCCAAATATTCAAAATCAACGTTAAAGAAACCATCTTCAAAGCGTTCATATAGCATTTTGACTAATTCAGGGTTTTCTTTATTATTATCCTTTAAATGGTCTTCAAATAATTTAATTACGCAATTGCCTAAGCCTTCGTATAATACGCCATATTCTGAAAGAACAAAAGGTTGATATAAAACCCTTATTTCACCATCAAAGTCCGGTTCATAGAATAATTGAACAAATGATTTATTAAGTTGGTTTTTGGTCTTCCCGTGAATTGAAACCTCATTAATCTTTACTATGCCTGAAAGTGAAATTAACCAATCTAACGTGGCGCTATCAAAAGCACGCATAAAATCTTCAATTCCTTCATATTGAAATGTTGTAATGATTGCCTCAGGAGCGATTAATTCATCGCCTACGAGCCTATACCCTATATCTAAAAACTTTTGAACTGCGGCTGAGGTTGCTTTAATTGTTCTATTATGATATTGTATCTTATATCTCATTACAGGTATTGACAAATTAACGCCATCATCCACATAGCCCTGACTAATTAATTTGGCATAAGTGCGAGTATTTAATTTTACTTTTCGGTTTGTATCTAAATTAATTCTTGACATTGTATATATAGTATGGAATATAAAATATTTAAAATTAAATAATTAATTAATACTTTTTTTTATTTCTAATGTTCTTATTTATTATCACGCTATATCTTTAGATAGAAATTAAAAAATAAAAAAATTAAATAATTAAATAATACTTTCTACAACCGGATATGTCTGGATAGGTGTGTGTTTATATGGTCG